AATGATATTTGTGGGATTGCCTTTATATTTCTGAGGATATGATGGTCGATATTTACCTTTATAAGCCATCTAAATAACTAATAACACAAGCTATATAAGGTATTTAGAGTGTTAATAAAACAAAATATATCTAAGTTTAAACCTTTGATTACGGATGTTGCACAAACATCTCATTATCAAGTGAAGTTTGGTGGTTTAAGAAGTGCTTTAATGGGATTTCTTAAGAGAAAGGGTGTTGATTCAAGATTTATTACTGATAGTGCTGGTTTATTATGTTCTTCTGCTTCACTTCCAGGAAGTAGTTTAGCAACTGCTGATATTAGTGGTAATTTTATGGGTGTTATGGAAAAGATGGCCCATACAAGAATTTATAGTGAAATTCAATTAGAATTTTATGTTGATTCTGATTATAGAATGCTTAAATTTTTAGAACATTGGATGGAATTTATTGGTGGAGCATCCGATGAAGTTGAAAGTAATAATGGATATTTTTATAGGATGGAGTATCCTGTTGAATATAAATGTCAACAAACAAAAATTATTAAATTTGATAGAGATTATAATACGGATTTAGAGTATACTTTTTGGAATATGTTTCCTATTAATCTATCATCAACTCCAGTTACTTATCAATCATCAGATCTTTTGAAAGTAAGTATTGCGTTTAACTTCGAACGTTATATTTCAGGGAAATCATCAAGTAAAAATCACCATGTTGGAAACCATTCTAACTTCAGTCTTTCCTCATAAATAATTACACTGAATTGCATTAAGATATTATGCCTTTACCAAAAATTACCACTCCAATCTATGAATTGGAATTGCCTTCTATTAAGAAAAAGATTAGATATAGACCATTTCTAGTTAAGGAAGAAAAGATTCTTATAATTGCATTAGAATCTGAAGACCAAAAACAAATCACTAATGCAATTAAAACTGTTATTAGTAACTGTATTCTTTCTAGAGGCATCAAAGTAGACCAGTTATCTACATTTGATATTGAATATCTCTTTTTAAATATTAGAGGTAAATCGGTTGGTGAATCTGTTGAGGTGTTAATTACTTGTCCTGATGATGACAAAACACAAGTTCCTGTTACTGTTAATTTGGATGAAATTCTTATAAAAGAGGATCCAAAACATTCACGTGATATTGTATTAGATGATAATTTGAAAATGAGGATGAAGTATCCTTCTCTTAGTGAATTTATTAAGGCTAATTTTAGTACAGATGATGGTATTAAAATGGCAGATACATTTAATTTGATTTCTTCTTGTATTGATCAAATTTATAATGAAGAAGAGTCTTGGGGTTCTTCTGATTGTACTAAGAAAGAACTTACTGAGTTTCTTGAGCAATTAAGTTCAAAACAATTTAAAGAAATAGAAAATTTCTTTGAAACTATGCCCAAATTATCACATACCCTTACTGTTAAAAATCCTAATACTGATGTTGAAAGTGAAGTTGTATTGGAGGGTCTTACTAGTTTTTTCGTGTAGGTATGGCTCATACCAATCTTGAGTCATACTATAAGATTAATTTTGCTTTGATGCAGCATCATAAATATAGTTTAACTGAACTGGAAAATATGATGCCTTGGGAAAAGGATATTTATCTTATTCTCTTACAACAATATATTGAAGAAGAGGAACTAAAAAATCAACAAAATAAAAATAATGCCCTTTAATAAACCTTTAATATGGCAGTGCTAGATAAATCAAAAATTACTACTCTTGGGGATGTTGCTCGTACTGGAGTTAATCCTGCCACAGGAGAATATTTGTCTATTGCACAAAGGAAAGCAGCATTTAGACAAAGATCTGTAAGTGCTGCAAAGGTTTTTGGGAAAGTAGATGGAGGGGCATTAGTTAAAACTCCATCGAATATTGGATCTGGTAGTAATATTCATGGATTAGCAGAAAGAATTTCCAATGTGGAAATTCAGGTTCATACTATAATTAAAGGACTTAATGCAGAAGAGGAATTAGAGAAAAAATTACAAAAAGAACAGAAAAGGGATGCGTCTATAGAAAATGAAAGAAAGGATAAAAAAAATCAAGAATCATTATTAGAAAAAGTTGGTAAAAATTTAAAATCTACTCTTTTAAAACCAGTTGAAGCAGTTGGTAACAAAGCAAAAGGTATCTTAGATAAGATATATGAATTTTTTCAGATTGTATTTGTTGGATGGTTAGGTAAACAGGGTTTAGATTGGATTAAAGCAAAGACATTAGGATTTGAGGGACAAGCTGCTAAGATTCGGAATTCTATAATAAAGAATCTTGCTATTGCTGGTGGTATATTTCTAGCAATTAATCATGGCATAAATCTTGCTCTTCGGGGTGTATTTAATATTACTAAATGGTTAGCTAAAAAAGCTTGGCGATCAGTTTTTCCTAAATCTACTCCTACTCCTTCTAGGGGCGGTAGTGTAAGAAATAATATGAAGAATCTTACCAAAAAGGTTAAGGTTACTACTGGCAAAGGAAGTTCTTTAGCCCGTGGTCGTGGTTTTTCGCCAAGGGGAAATACTCCTGGTAGAGCACCACGTGTACCAAAACCTTTGACAGCAGCAAATAAGGGAGGTGGAATACTTAAAAGTATTACAAAATTCTTACCAAAAGGTCCATTAGTTAATACTATTTCTAAATTTGCATCAAAACCATTAGGATTTCTTAATGGAATGCTTGGTGGACTTGGTAAGATTCTTCCTTTGTTAAGGGCAGCATTTTTTGCTAGTGAAGTTAGAGGAAGGGCAATGGGGGATCCTGAGAAGGGTATTCCTGGAATGTCCCCCGCACAATCAATTCTTGGAGCATTGTTCCCATTAGCAGGAAGTATTGCTGGTGGTGCATTGGGAGGTGGTATTGGATTAGCAGGTGGACCTCTTTCTATTATTGGTTTATTAGCAGGAAATATGGCTGGTGGATGGGTTGGTGATAAACTTCAACAATTCTTAGATTTTCTTTGGAAACCAGGTTGGGATCAGGCACCAGGAATTAAGAATTTTAATGATATGATATACGGTCTTCAAAGTAAGACAGGGGGTTTTGGGGATGTGTTGCAATCTATATTCCCATATTCCGGTACATCAGGAGCATCATCAGCATCATCAGCATCAGGAATATCATCACCATCAGGAACATCTGTATCATCAGTAGCATCTTCCCCAACACAATATTCTATACCTTCTACATCAGGAGGATCTACACCAGATCCAATTATTATTCGTAAGAAGGCAAATTCTTCACAGCAAAAACAATTGTCAAGTTCTAATAAATCTGCAACAGATGTTCCATTAATACCATCTTCCAATCCTGATAATTTTTATACATTATATTCTCATGTTAAGTATAACGTGGTGACGTAAGATGTTAGTAAAAATAGCAAGTGGATTATTAAAGAGTGGTTTGGTATCTAAAGGTGGTGCATTAGCAAAAACTTCCAAATCAGGAAAGCTTGGGAAAGTAATGACCCAGAGGTTAAAGTATAAAAAACAAAAGATTAAGAGTCATAAGTTACTTTCAAAGAGAAGAAAAGAAAATAATCTAAGAATAGAGAAGGAAAATTTATTAGAATTGAAAAAAAATCTAAAGAAACCTAAGTTTAAAGTACCAGGTAAAGTAAAGAGTTTCTTTGAGAAGGTTCTTGAGTTTATAGGGGTTGTTTTTGTTGGTTGGTTAGTTGATAAATTGCCTAAGATTATTAAGATGGTAGAAAATTTTACTAAAAGGATAAAACTTATTTTTAGTAGTATAACTAATTTGATAAGAGGTGTTTTTATATGGACTACTGGATTGGTTAGTTTGGTTCTTGGTTTGAGTCTTAATCTTGTTACATTTGATTTTAGAGATCAATCACAAAGAGTAAATAGGGCATTAGAGCAAATGGGTGGTGCTTTTGATAATTTAAAAAAAGATTTGGATGATTGGAATGAACTTAATGGAGATAATGATAGTCCTGTATCAGCAACATCGACGGAAAATACACCAGTAACCAGACCAGAATCTACATCTATTCAGAATAAGTCTAATAATACTTCAAATGAAAAACAAATACAGAAATTGAGTACGGGTGGAATAGTAAGTGGACCAAGTGGTGTAGATAAAGTTCCTGCTAAGTTAACTGCTGGCGAGTCAATTCTACAAGTTGGTGCAAGGGAAAGGCAAATAAAAGCTACAGGTATTGATCCACTTTTATTTAATATTGGACCTAATGCTAATAAACCATCATTTGAAGATCTTCCTGGTCTTGGTGGTGGAGGTGGTGGCACTGATGCAATTACTGCTAAAGCAAAGACTAAATCTCTTGGAACAAGAGGAAAAGATGTTGGTAACTTGTTAGCTCGTCCTTTTAGAGATAGAACAATAGACAGAGACCCTAGATCAAGTTTTGCTAGTAGTGTAGTTCAAGGATTCGAAGGTGGTGGTTTAGTACTACCAGTTACTAATGGTAAAAACCAACAACCTGTAATTATTATTGAAGAAGATGATGTTCCATTAAATAATTCTTCTACTAGTGGTGGTTCTCCTCCTATTATTTTAAATATGGGTAATGGATCTTCGTTAAATAATAATATGCAGAAACAATTTCTATTAGACTTGGCATATACTTAAATGGCATCATCTCAGTCATCAAATTTCGAAATACTTATATTGCAATCTAATGATCAGCAAAGAACTGTTGATTTGAGAGGTGGTACAATTTCTGTTTCTTATTATGAGGATATATTTTCTCCATCTATTACTGCTAAAGTTCAAGTGGTTAATACTGGAGATTCGATATCCCGAACTGATGGACCAAGACAATCAATATATAACGGTCTTCCATTAAGGGGTGGTGAACGTCTTGAATTAAAAATTCTTGATAAGGG